CAACCGGGATATTGAAGCAGAATAAAGTGTATAAGAAGATGTGGATTGTTCCGGAATTGGTTGTTGATAAAGAAATTGAGGATAATCTTGAGGATTGTTTTGAAGAAGCTTTAATCTATGCGAAAAAGAACTGAAAAAAGCAAGTATAAACATCAGTCTACTGGTGAGCATTGTACCTGTGCAGCGTATATTGCAGAAATTATGTGTATGAAGTACGCACAATTTAAAAACAAGGGTTCTCTTCCATATAAGTTTTGGAATATTAACCCTTGGAAGTGGACATATTTAAAACAGTTATATGCTGCGAATGCACTATTGAAGGTGTACAGCGAAACTGGTATTGTTAAGGCCATTAATTCTCAAGAGTTTGGAAGAATATTCTCACTAAAGAACAGGCGAGCCTTGCCTATCATTAAGAAATATGATAAGATAGTGCAAGACAATCTCGATAAAAATCAAGACCTTGACATAAAAGAGAATCCAACAAGTAGACCTGCTTCATTTGGAAAAAGATCAAAACTTAGCGAATTAAGGAACATGAAATTTGATGGTAAAAAGAAAGACCAATAAGACAGTTAAATTCAAAGATGATGATATCTGCAATTCATTGCATAAAGTTCATGGCGACATGATTGCTAAAGGCAACAAGGTTCTAGATAGTATTTTAAATCTAAAGAATCTTAGCGTGTCTCCATCCTTAGATGACGCTTTAGGTGGTGGCTTAACAGAGGGTCAAGTCGTCGTAATGACAGGCGACCCGAAAACAGGTAAGAGTGTGACCTGTTTACACATTGCCAGCAAAGCACAAGCTATGGGCAAGAGGGTGTATTATGTAGACACAGAATGTCGATTAGAGAGAAAGCATCTTGAAGGAATTAAAGGTTTAAATGTTGATGAGGTAAATGTTATTGGTCCTCATGGCGAAATGAAATCTGCTGAACAGTATCTGAATTTTATAACAGATGTAATTAAATCAGATGAAGGTGCTGTTATCATCGTTGACTCTATATCTAATATGTTACCAGAAGAAGAGATGATTGGTGCATTAACATCTAGAGTAAGGGCACAGCTACCTCGATTATTATCTATCTTTTTGAAGAGAACTGCGGCGGACATTAGACAAAACCGTATTATTATGATTTGCATTACTCATAACATAGCTAACACTGGTGGTTCTAAATGGAGTCCTGAAAAAAAATCTGATAGTGGAAATCAGTTGCAATACCAAGCCAGTACAAATATGGTGATAACCCATAAAGAACGTTGGCAGTCCACTGCTGGTGAAGACCTCGGTCAAAAGGTTAATTGGTTGATTAAAACTTCTGCCGCTGGAGGAATTCCAAATACAAAAACGGAAAGCTGGATAAGATATGGCATAGGTATAGACGAGGCTAAAGAAGTAGCCAATGTAGCTGCTGACCTATCACTAATTAAAAAATCTGGCTCATGGTTTACTTTAAATGTGTTTATCGACGACAGTGATAACGAAGAGATACAAAAAGTATTAAAGGAAGAAGGTGTAGATACTAGTAAACCTGAAGAAATAGAAAAGTTTTTTAAGGTTCAGGGTGTAGATAATGTATCAGACTTTTTGAGTAGATATCCAACACTTTGTGGTATGCTACAGGACAAGCTGAAGGTATTATGAAAATTAAAGGTCTCAACAACAGAGACTATAAGATCCAGTTACATAAATACATTGTAAGCAACAACGATGAGCGACCAAGATCAAAATTACACTTATCAGCTAGGGAAATGCTAAAAGACATTTATGGTAGTCATTGGATTCTTGAAGAGGTCAAGCTTCCCGGAAGTAGGAATCAAGGATTAAAGTCCACATTGTTTCTTGACTTTTTCGTTCCGCACATTAAACTTGCTGTTGAGGTTCATGGTAAGCAACATTATGAGTATTGTGGCTTCTTTCATAAGTCTATTGCAGGATTCAAAGAATCTATTAAAAGAGATAACCTGAAGCAAGATTGGTGTGAGTTAAATGAAATCTCACTAATCGTTTTGAAATATAGTGACGATGTAGAAACTTGGAGAGAACAAATTGAACAATTCTAATATCGAGGAAAAATTGAAGGAGTTCCTTCAGAGAATTGATGACTATATCAATAATAAAAATTTAGGAACATCAAACTTTCACGAGGAACTAAAAGAAGCTGAATCATTTTCAGGCCAAGAATTGAGAGATTTATCGCAAGAAGATTGTTTTAATCATGCGTTTCTTTTATATAATTATACGGATTACTTAATAGGAGAACGAGCTAAACAACAAAATGTAATATCGTTCTGTGAAGAATTCATTAATAAAATTGTAGCAAGAGATTTTATGGATGTAGAAAAATTCTATGCTACCAAAGAAATTAAAGTGGCGATGATAACAAAGGATAACCATGTAGCACAAAGATTGATAGAGTTCAAACATATAGCAGAGTCTAGGATTAGATCTCTCGAAGGTAGAGAGTTTAATATCAGGAAGAAAGCCGAATGTTTATTAGAGAAAGGTAAACGAAAATGAGTGTTAATGATTTTAATATCAGCGACATGACCGACGACGAGAAGAATACGTTACTAAAACAGTTGCTTTCTAATACAGAAAGTAGTTCCACTCCAGGTAATGGAGATTCCGTGGCAGCAGCACAAGTCAATGATGACTTTTCTGTTACCAGAACTAAGCAGAGAAGGGAAGATAGAAAAGTGGTAGCTGGCAAAAACACATGGACTGATGATCTTGGCGAACATCAGGACGATTTGAATTCTACGCCTGAATATGAACCAGTTTCAAGAAAACGAAAGTCACCCAAAAAATCTCGTGTCGAATGTCATGTCTGTGGTAAATCTTTTAACATTGATCCAAGAATGGCATATGGTGAATTTCAACGGTGTAATAAGTGCGGTGGGCAATAATTAATGGGACACAAGCTGTCAGACGTTGGAGCAGAACGAGCAGTTCTGGCTGGACTCTTTGCATATGGAATGGAATCCTATGTAGAGGTATGTGACATAATAGATGTCAATAGTTTTACGCATAAGAACAATCAGGTTCTATACAAGTGTGCAGCAAAGGTTTTGCAGAGTGAAGTAACAATAGATCTTCCAGCAATACTGTCTGCTGCCGAACAACTAAATCTGTCAGAAGTAGTCAACTCTACCCAAGAGTTAGAATACATTAATTCATTACTTGAATTTCCAATTAGTAAAGATAATGTATGCTATTTTGCCGCACAGATTAAGAAGTTTGAATTTGCTCGTAAGATAAAGAAACTTACACTTAGTATAGCCAAGGATGTAGAAGATATAAATGGTGATGAGAGTATTGATGAGATCATCAATCTCATGGAGAGTCCTATTACCGATTTTCTACGCGAGGATGATGGCAATAACAAATCAGACAAATTAGGAAAGGGCATCGATGAGTACTTAGAATTTTTGATGGAGAATCGATGCGACCAAGTAGGCGTGTCTACTGGTTATGATAGGTATGATGCAGCTATAGGTGGTGGATTAAGACCGAAATGTGTAGATTTAGTTTCCGCACGACCCAAAGTTGGCAAGAGTGTATTTGGTGATAATGTAGCCATCCATGTTGCTCGGAAGGGAATTCCCGTGCTGATGCTGGACACAGAGATGTCACAGGAAGACCATCTAAACAGGATCATCTCCAACCTTAGCGGTATACCTATTAACGATGTAGGCACTGGTAAATTTGTAGATGAACAAGAAAAGATCATTAATGTACAAAACGCGGTTGACGAAATTAAGGAGATGCCGTATAACTATGCGAGTGTAGCTGGTAAATCATTCGAACAGATAATGAATATTATCAAGCGATGGTTAATTCAGGATGTCGGACAGGATGAGAATGGTCGTACTAATCCTTGTCTTGTTGTGTATGATTATCTAAAGTTAATGTCTTCAGGATCTATTTCTGGTCACATTCAGGAGTATCAAGCGTTAGGATTTCAAATTACAGAGTTGCACAACTTGGCCGTAAAATATGACTTTCCTTGTCTTGCTTTTGTCCAGCTCAATAGAGATGGGATAACTAAGGAATCAACAGATACTGTTAGTGGCTCTGATAGATTGGTTTGGTTATGTACATCCTTTTCGATATTTAAAATGAAATCACCAGAAGAAATCGCTGAAGATGGACCGGGAGGTGGCAATAGAAAACTGGTGCCAATAACAGCTAGACATGGACCTGGTATGGAAGACGGTAATTACATCAACATGAATATGCATGGAGAGTATGCGAGATTATTAGAACTCAGAACAAGGGACGAAAACAGGACAGTAGCACAAGGTGTCACTGGTGCCCTTGACGGTGCCGACGCTCCTTTTGAGGAGGAAGAATAATGACGGTTATTGCTATAGCCATAGCTACATTTTGTTATGCAGTAGTATTTATAGGGAATCTCATCCAGAAAGATTATCCACATAGTTTGATGTGGTTCTCATACACTTTGGCAAATTGTGGATTCATATGGTATGAATATAATAAAAGATTTGTGGAATGAATACCCTAAAAGAGAAAAAGAAGCTTGACCTTAACAAGGTACGCGATATAATATTCCGTAACATTGATATTATACTTAGTCACTTCAATATAGATCATAGTAGAGACGGCGATAATATATTTATGTGCTGTCCAATCCACGAGGGTAGCGATAATCCTCACGGGTTATCTATTTCCAGTAGTAGAAAGCAGTGGCGATGCTGGACTAGGGGTTGTCATGAACATTATGGAACCGATATATTTGCATTTGTCAGAGGTGTCATGGAAAGAGAAGGTAATATTTCGTTCTCTGAGGCTCTTTCTCTTATTTGTAAGTTATATAATATTAATTCCGATCAATGTGTCTTAGAGGAGGACAAGCATCGCGAGTCTGAATTGCGGGCGATGGTTAATATTTTTAATCGGGAAATAGAAGAAGATGAATATTGTAGTTTTGATAAAATAAAGACTTTGGGAGCATCTGAATACTTTGAAGCACGCGGTTTCAGTCCGACTACACTAAAGTATTTTGGTATAGAAGATTGTAATGATAAAAGATCAAAGATGTACCAGAGGTCTATTGTTCCAGTTCATTCGTCAGATGGTACACAAATTGGATTTATAGCCAGATCAACTAAAGATTACATTCTTCCAAAGTATATCTATTCTGAGGGTTTTAAAAAGTCTCAACATCTGTATAATCATCATAGGGCCATTAAACGTGGCCTCGACAGGTCGTGTCTGTTCATCGTAGAGGGACAGGGTGATGTGTGGAGACTATATGAGTCAGGTGTTGAAAATTGCATAGGTTTATTTGGTAGAGATATTTCTAGGCACCAGCAATCAAAATTAATAAAGAGTGGCATTACAACATTAGTAATACTGACAGACAATGATCAAGCTGGTAGAGAAGCTAAGGTTAATATAAAGAGAAGTCTTAGCCGACTGTTTGATTTAAGGTTTCCAAAGGTGACAAAAAAAGACATTGGTGAAATGCCTAAAGAAAAAATTCAAGTTGATATTCTACAACAATTAAAGGGATTATATTAAGATGATTATTGGACTCGCAGGACTAAAACAAAGTGGCAAGAGTACTACTTGTAATATTCTGCATGGTATCGTCCTTAAAGGACGAGGTATGATATCTGACTATTCAATAGGTAAACAGGGTGAGTTGTTGATTAAGACACCCGATTTGACTGAGTGGAGTGTATTTGATATTAATAGGAAAGACGAAGAGTTTGTAAGATTTGCAGAAAAGGAAATGTGGCCCTACGTTAAGAGCTATAGTTTTGCAGACCCCCTTAAGACAATTGCTACAGAGTTGTTTAATATTCCCCACAAGAATGTGTACGGAACTAATAAGGATAAAGATCAAAAAGTGAAACACTTGCTCTGGGAGAATATGCCCGGCATCCTCACATATGAGGATGGGCCAAAACAATTGTCAGATGCCTTATCTTCTCACTTTGTGCCAAAATCATCAATGGGGAGAGAGGGTGGAGATTTATCCGTTATTCATGCTCTAGGTCTAACGATACAAAACAAAGGACCAATGACTGCTCGTGAATTCCTACAGTATTTTGGTACAGATGTTATGAGAAAAATATGGGAACCTGTATGGTGTTCTGGAACAATTAATAAAATTGTAAAGGAAGATTCGGAATTAGCCATCATTGCTGATGTTAGATTTCCTAATGAGGTAGAATCTATAAAAGATAACAACGGGTATGTATATTGGATGAAGAGGGCTGTATATAAAGATAGTCACGCTAGTGAAGTAACGCTTCTTCCAGAAAACTATGATCACGATAATTTTGATGGCACTCTGATAAATGAAGGTAAGGGTAAAACGCTAAATGCTTTAAGTAAAAGCGTAGAGAAGTTATATAAAGTATTGTTGACTAAATCATACGCGAAATAAGGACAGTATATGCTAATAACCTACATCAGAAGCTCCAGTTATAATAACTGGCGTTATTGTGAGATGCAGTATTTCATGACTTATGTTCTTGGTCATCAGTCTACTTCTGGAAAGAAGGCAGAGCTTGGTACTATGATTCATAAAGTTATGGAGATCCTTTCTGTTCTAAAGAAATTTCAACAGGATAACCCAAAGAAGAAATATCTTCTTGCAGATGACGATGCAGTAGGTAAAGTTAAGATACATAAAGATAGACTATATTTAGACGAAACAGTCGAAGAACTTTGTGAGCTTAGTCTTGAAGCATATAAAAAGGATTCGGTTCATCCCTGGCGACCTGCGGATAGAAAAGAAATTTCAAAAATAACTTGGCTTATGCTTAATCATAATAATGGTCAGTTTGACCCAAGAAGCAGAGACATCCATCATCCAGAGCCACACTTTGACATTCCAATAGAAGAAGATTGGGCTAAGACTTCATTCAAAGCAGCAGATGGTACAATAGTTGAGGGGCAATTGGCAATTAAAGGCACAATTGACCTTGTAACTAAAGTCAGTGATGATACAATAGAAGTAATTGACTGGAAAACTGGTCGAAGACTTGACTGGGCGACTATGGAGGTCAAAGACTATAAGAAGATGCAGGATGATCCTCAGTTACTTTTATACTTCTACGCTATCTCCAAGCTATATCCAGATTTTCCAAATAGGATTATGAGTATTTTCTTTTGTAAGGATAAGAATGGTAAGATTGATCCTTATCCATTCAGTTTAGCGTTCGATGAGTCGGATGAAGTAAGATTTCTGGGAATGCTAAAGAAAAGATTTGAAGAAATTAAGTATAATCAAAAACCCAAATTATTAGATGTAAACAGAAAACATTTCAAATGTAAAAGTCTATGCCATTTCTGTAAAAATAAATGGGAAGGCTCAGACAAGAGTATGTGTGAGTATGTACATGATCACCTAAAAACACATGGAATGGATAAGACTGTTAAGGATTGTACTCGAAAAGGTTTTTCAATTGGCTATTACGAAGCCCCAGGTTGATTTATGAAAAGGAAAGTTGTAATTATGAAGTGCGGTTGGTATCCTTTATGGAACTATACTCATTATTCATTGCTTAAAGGTTATTCAAAACCAAAGGGACTGGTTAAAAAGTGTATTGATAACAACTATAAGGCTTGTGGTATAGCTGATCATAAAACCTTATCCGGTGCTGTTGCATTCTTTCAGGAGTGCAAAAGTGCTGGTATTAAACCTATCATCGGTTGTTCCTTTGATGGCTTTGCATTGTTTGCAAAGAATAAGAAGGGATGGTTCGATCTTATTAAAATAGTTTCAGATCCAGATAATAATGTTCACGATGAAACTGATCTGATTCGTATTAATAAATCATCGATTAATCCAATATATTATGTTAATAAAAAGGATGCTAATTTACATAGGATTATGCTTGCTTCAGGAATGAAAACAACCCTTCCTAAGATTCAAAACAAAATACTTAATAGTAAGGAGGATTTTGATAATAGGGTATTCTTTGAGAAAGATGACTACTTTGTGGCAGATGCTGAACAATCTGCAAAGTTTAATGCAGAAATTCTAGAAACTGTGTATAATGATTGTGAGGAATATGATATTCTAAGTAAGCCGGTTCTTCCGACTTTTCCAACTCCTAATGGTCAATCAGAAAAAGAATACCTAAAAGAATTATGTCGTGACGGTTGGAGAAAGATCTTAGTAAAGGAAGGGAAGGTTGGTGACCAAGAGGCTAAAGATAGTTATCACCATAGGTTTCTACGTGAGTTTGATGTAATTGATGAAGCAGAACTGTTTGGTTACTTCCTAATTGTGCAGGATATTATTAAGTTTGTTACGGATAGCGGTTGGATTGCTGGTCCGGGTAGAGGTAGTGCAGCAGGATGTTTGATATCATATATGTTAGG